GTTACTGCAAAAGTTTCTACAAATAAACATAAATTTGTAAGTGCAACAACAGGGATTGTAACTGATACAAGTAACAACTCTTATAATGTTTCTGATGCTGATTATAATCCAGCAACAGGAGAATTGATTCTAACAAGCACTAGTCATGGATTTGTTGGTTATTCAACCATAACACCTACAAATGCTTCATATGCACCATCTACTGGTGTATTGACACTTACAAAGAACGGTCATGGATTTAATGTTGGTGATCAAATTCTTATTGCAGATAACTCATTAACATTTACTTGTACTAAAGATGGTAATGTAACCAAGCACCATTATCCAAGACCAACAGATCCTTATAGTGGTAAATGGTTAACTATTACAAATAAAACTATTAATACATTTAAAGTTAACGTTAACCCAAATCCATCATCAGAACAATATCCACATACTTTTATTTCTCCTGCACTTAATGGATGTGTAGCAAAAGCAAATCAAACTATTGCTATTGAGGGTGGTGGTTTAGTAATGACTTGTGAACATGATTTGCATCAAACACTTCATCCATATCCACGTACAACTGATCCTGCATATAATGTTCAATTACCTATCGGTAGAGTAACTCCAAACACATTTAGTGTTCAGGTTGGAAAATCTCCTGCAGGAACTGGTGGAGCACTAGAATTTACTATTAATAATCGTGGTGGAAGATACGTAAATCCAGAACTACAAATTCCACAACCAAGTTATGAGAATGTACCTATTACTGGTGTTTCTAGATTGGGTGTTGGTTTAACAGACGCAACTGGTAAAAATCTACTACTTAATTTGGGAGTTGGTGCTGCAAGTACTAATGTTGGAGCTGCACGTAGTATGTTTGAAATATCAGATTTCGCAATTGCTAGAGCAGGACATTCATTTAAAATTGGAGATAAGTTTAAACCAGAAGGTTTAGTTACTGATAAGAGATTGCAAAAACCATTACAAGATTTTGAACTTGAAGTTGTTGAGACATTCAATGATTACTTTGCTGCTTGGCAGTTTGGTGAAATGGACTTCATTGATAGTGTTGATAGTTTACAGGATGGATATAGAAAGAGATTCCCATTATTCTTTAATGGTCAATTATTGAGTTTTGAAATTGATGAAACAGCAGTTCTTTCTTCACAAATAGATCTTAATGCTGTTCTATTAGTATTTGTTAACGGTGTTCTTCAAACTCCAGATATTTCATATCAGTTCCAAGGTGGTACAACCTTTACATTTACAGAAGCACCATTAGATAGTGATAAAGTTGATATATTCTTCTTCCTCGGTCAATTAGGGGTTGATATTGAAATTGTCGATGTAACAGAAACAATTAAAATTGGTGATGATGTTAGAATTAGACAACATCCAAATCACATAGATCCAGATAATCCACCTGTTACTATAACACAGGAAACTGATAGAATTATTAAAGAAATTCTGTCTTCTGATTTGATAGAATCTTCTGTATATACTGGTCCAGGAATTAATGAAGATATTCCTAAACCACTTGAGTGGACAAAACAAAAGAATGATCTATGGATTAAAGGATCATTGATATCAAAATCTAGAGAATCTATTGAACCTCAAATTTATCCAACAGCAAAAATTATTGGTGATGTAACAACTTCTAGTGGTACAATTGGTGGATTATCTGATGGAATATTTGTAGATGATGCTGAAGCATTCTTCTATGAAGAAGGTCCTCTACATTTAGATGCTAATGATAGATATGGAATCACTATTACATCAGTTGATGCATTAATTACAACTCCAGATACAAATCAAGTTTCTGCAGGATTTACTGCAACAGTTTCAAACAATTCTATTGTCACTGCAATAACTACAACTAATGTTGGTTCTGGATATACGGATGGAACTTATATTTTAAGTTTCTCAGCACCTTCTGAGGTTGGAGTTGGAGTTGGAACAACTGCTACTGGCACAGCTACCATAACAAATGGTTCTGTAGCATCAACACAGATTACAAATGCTGGTTTTGGATATACTCATTCTTCATCTCCACAAATCTTAATTTCTAGATCAGAATATGAAGTTGAGAAAGTAACTAAAATACAAAATTCTTTAGGATTTACTGGTATTATAACTGGTATAACCACTACAACTGGAACTAATGGTAATCCATTAGCACTTAAGTTCTATTTCTATGCAGATAAGAATGCTACTGATCTAAAAGCTGGATATCCAGTATTAATACAAAATACTCCATTCACATTATCTGGTGTCACAACAACTGGAGAACATATTGAATTTAATGATGGATCTATTCAAACAACAAATAATAGATGGACTGCTGCTAAGGGTGGTATCGCAGTTACTTCAATTGATGGTAATGATAATGAAATTGTTAGTATTGGATCAACTTTCTTAGATAATATCTACAAAGTTGCTGATATCTATGTTGTTGATCAAAGAGCAGAGATAACATGTAACATTCATAGTGGATCTGAAGTTATTAGTGGATTTGCTGTTACTGGATATTATGATGGATCATCAGGTAATGCTGGATTAACCACATCATTTGGTAAAATATCTTGGGGTAGATTATCTGGTATAACTAGAGCATCAAGTCCAATATCTATCGGAGTTACTGGTCTAACTGTTGATTCTGGGTTAAGTACATTCCCAACAATTCAAAGAAGAAATTATGATAAATCTTCCTTAAAGGGATTGAGAAATACAGGTGCTATTAGAATTCAAATCTAATTAAGCACTATGTACTATAAATAAAGAAAAAAAAGTAGTATCGTCTAATTAATAAACAAAATGTCGGCAATTGTTACTGATCAGTTTAGAATTCTGAACGCCAATAATTTTATAGAGTCAGTAGAGTCTGATAAAAATTCTTATTATGTTTTTATTGGTCTACCAAATCCAGCAATAGTTGGTTATGGAAGATCTGAAAATTGGAATACAAATACACCAGATCCTGTTGACAATTTCTCCAGAAATGCACATGCTGGCGATACTATGATGTTTGGAAGAAAAATTTCTTCAGCAAACATTAGAAGAATCATTAAAAGAGTTGATTGGACTGCTGGAACTAAGTATGAAATTTATAGGGATGATTATAGTTCTCAAAATCAAAGTCCTATAACTAAAGCGAGTAGATTATATGATTCTCAATATTATGTAATGAACTCTGATTTTAAAGTGTTTATTTGTATTGATAATGGTTCTACTGGTGAAAATCCTCAAGGAAATATTAGTCAGGATGAACCTAATTTCACTGATTTAGAACCATCTAGGGCAGGTACTTCTGGTGATGGTTATATTTGGAAATATCTATTTACAGTATCTCCTAGTGATATTATAAAATTTGATTCTACAGAATATATTACTGTTCCTAATAATTGGTCAATTAGTACTGATTCTCAAATTAGATCAGTAAGAGAGAATGGAGATTCTTCGGTTAATGATAATCAAATAAAACATGTATATATTGATAATGCAGGTGGTGGATATGCTGATGGTTTAGGTCAAGAGTGTAAAATTATTGGTGATGGTGATGGTGCAAAGGCAAGAGTTGATGTTGTAACTGGTAAAATATCAGATGTTACTGTTAGTGCTGGTGGAAAAGGTTATTCATATGCACTTGTTGATTTGGGTGCTTTGAATAGTGCTGTTCCTTCCACTACTAGAGCAAAATTGGTTCCAATAATCCCACCTGGTTTAGGGCATGGTGCTGATGTTTATACTGAATTAGGTACTGATAAAGTTCTAATTTATGCAAGATTTGACGATTCAACAAAAGATTTTCCAGTAGATACTAAATTTTCTCAAGTAGGTATTGTAAAAAATCCAACAGAAGTTGGAACTGCAAATACATATACTGAAACTAATTTTTCATCATTAGAGTCAATTAAATTCTCTACGATCAGTGGAACACCTACTGTTGGTGAGAAAATAGTTCAAATTACTGCTACTGGTAATGAAGCAACTGCATATGTTGCATCTTATGATACAAATACTCAAGTATTAAAATATTTTAGGGATAGATCTCTAAATTATACTAGTACTGCTGGTAGAGTACAAGACCAACTTGATTATGCTGGTATTTCTACATCAGGAAGAATATATCAATTTGAATCATCTTCTAATGCAGTCAGAGGTCAAGCATCTAGTTTTTCTGCTAGTGTTGACCAAAACTTTAATGGTATCAGTATTAATCCTACTGGAACTAAATTAATTAACTTAGGTTCTACCTTTGTAAATGGGTTATCTACATCCGAGATAAATAAAGGATCAGGGGAAGTTATCTATCTTGATAATAGACCATTGATTGCTCGAAATTCTCGACAAAAAGAAGACGTTAAAATCATCCTAGAATTCTAAAAAAATGCCACAGAAGACTAACTTAAATATAAGTCCTTATTATGATGATTTTGATAAGGCTGATAATTTTTATAGGGTTCTATTTAAACCAGGATTCCCAGTTCAAGCTAGAGAATTAACTAGTTTACAATCTATATTACAGAATCAGTTAGAATCTTTTGGAAGTCATATATTCAAAGAAGGATCTATGGTTATTCCTGGATCTGTAACTTATGATAGTACATATTTTTCGATTAAAGTAAATGCAGATCATATAGGTATAGATGTCACAGTATATCTTGATGCGTTAATTAGTAATAATAATGGTAAAGGAACAAAAGTAAGAGGTCAAAATTCTCAAATAGTAGGAACTATAAAAAACTATATTTTACCTCCTGATGAAGGTGTAGATGATATTACTCTATTTGTAAAGTACACTGAATCTGGTACAACTTCAGAAAGTGTTGCTTTTCCTAATAGTGAAATATTAACACTTGAGGAAAATGTTACTTATGGTAATACGACTTTAAATGCTGGAGAATCTATTTTAACTTTAGTTGCAGAAGATGCAACTGCTATTGGATCAGCTTTTGGTGTTGATACTGGAGTATATTTTATTAGAGGGACTTTTGTAGATGTTACTAAATCATTAGTTGTTTTAGAACCATATTCAAATAAACCATCCTATAGAGTTGGTTTTGAAATTCTTGAAGAGATAATAAATTCTAATGATGATCCTTCTTTGAATGATAATGCTAAAGGTTTTACAAACTATGCAGCACCTGGTGCAGATCGATTTAAAATATCAGTAAATTTAACTAAAAAAGCACTTGATGATTTTAATGATACTAATTTTGTAGAATTATTTAAAGTAAGAGATGGTGAAGTTAAGAAAATTCAGAACTCTTCAGTATATTCTGAAATTAAAAAATATCTTGCAAAAAGAACATACGATGAATCTGGAAACTATGCTATAAACCCATTTAGAGTTAATATACAAAACTCTTTAAATGATGAAATAAGAACTGCTGGTTTATATACTGAAAATCAAAAAACGGATGAGGGTAATATTCCTGATGATGACACAATGTGTGTTAAATTATCACCAGGAAAAGCATATGTTAGAGGATTTGACGTAACTTTACCAGGAACAACTGTATTAGATGTAGATAAACCTAGAGATACAAAAACAGTTAAGACATCATCCGTTCCATTCAGAATGGGAAGTCTTTTAAAAGTCAATAATATAACAGGTACACCATTTCTTCAACTTGGTGCAGCACCAAATGGTGATAATGTCATTAAATTATATAATGAAAGAAGAACTTCTGGTGCAAATACTCCTACAGGAAATGGACTTGAAATAGGTCAAGCTCGTGTTTATCATTTTGGTGTTTCTGATGCACCATATACTGGTGCAACTACAGAATGGGATTTATATCTTTGGGACGTTCAAACTTATACTACATTGGAACTATCCAATATGGGTCGCAAAGAAGAACTGGAATCTGTAATACCAATATCAACTTATGTTAAAGGTGCTAGTAGTGGAGCAACTGGATATATTACGGGACATAGAAATGCGTCTGAAATAGATTTAATACAAACTACAGGAAGGTTTGTTCAGGGAGAAAAGGTAATATTTAATGAACAAGATACAGTTACCACAGTTGGTATTAGTACTGCATATTCTGGTGCATCTATAGTAAATGTCATTACTCATAGTGTAAATGATATTAAATCTGTTCACCAAATAAGTGATACTATTTCCAATAATAAAGTACCAACAAAATTTGGTGCTGATGCAGTATTATATGATCGTATATTACCAAACTTCTCTTTAACTGATACTTTAACAATTGAAGGTGTAGATGGTACTACGACTAAAGCAACTTGTGCTGGTAGAAGATTTTCAGGTAAAGTAGGAATTAGTACTAATTCTATTGTAGGTTTTTCAACTGGTTCATCACCAACTACATCAAATCCAGATCAAACTTATAGTAGAGTGTCTGCTATTTCTGCTGATGGAGCAACATTAACTCTTAAAACAGTTGTAAATGTTCCAGGTGTAAATGGTGGTGTAGATGGTAGTGGTAATCATATGTTACCTGTTGGAGTAACAACATCATCAACATTCAGAGTTAAAGTACCTAAGATTATAAATCTTAACCGATCTGGATTATATGCTAGATTACCTAGAAAAAATGTTTCTACGGTTGATTTATCCAATTCAAATCTATTAATTACAAAACAAATAAGTGGTGTAAATGTTAAAACTAACGGTTCTGGCGTTTTAGATATAAACACTTCGGATGCATTGGATAGTAATTCAGGTATATCCAGTATATTCTTTGAACCATTTGATGCTGAAAAATATACAGTACAGTATGCTAATGGTACTATAGAAACATTAACATCAGATCAAGTTATTGTTCGTAATGATGGTAATGATTTAAGAATTATTGGATTGAATGACGGTAACTCGCAAGTTTTGATGACTGTTACTGCAACAATGAAAAAAGTTGGACTTAACAGCAAGTCAAAAGATTTTATTAGAAGTGAAAAAGTAGAAGTTACAAGAACATCAGGTATTTCAACTAATGGTGGATTGGTAACAACTCAGCAAAATGCACAAAGTAGATATTATGGATTAAGAGTTGAGGATAAAGAGATATCTTTAAATGTTCCAGATGTTGTTCAAATTCATGCAATATATGAATCTAAAGACACTAATACACCTAGTTTAGATAAATTGACATTTGTTTCTGGATTGGGTTTAGATACAAATACAAATGTAGGTGAAAAAATTGTTGGCAAATCAAGTAGAGCAATTGGACAAATTGTTAATAGGGTATCTGCTACAGAAATTGAATTTGTTTATTTAAATGCTAATACTTTTAGTGCTGGAGAGACAGTAACATTTAAGGAGACAAATATATCAACAAATATTCAAAAAGTAACTCTTGGAAATTATGTTGATAGAACAAACAATTATACTCTTGATAAAGGTCATAAAAAGCAGTATTCGGATTATTCTAGAATAATTAGAAAGGATAATTCATCAATACCATCTCATAAATTACTCATCATATTTGATAAGTATCAAATCCATAGTGGTAATAGTGGAGATTTATTCACTGCAAATTCATATACTAAAGATAGATATACCTATGATATACCAAAAGTTGGTATTGATAGAGCAACTGATATACTAGATTTCAGACCAAGGGTTAAACCTTTCAATCCATCATCAACAACAGATAAATCGCCTTTTGCTTATAATGCAAGAGTTTTTGAAACAGATACTAGTTATGTTGTTGCACCTGATGAAAGTTCAATTGTTGGATATACATATTACTTACCAAGAATCGATAAATTAGTAATTAACAAGTTTGAGCAAGTAAAATTAATTAAAGGTGTATCTGCTGATAAACCAGCACCACCAACAGAATTTGGTGATGCAATGGAAGTAGCACAAATTACACTTCCTCCATATTTGTATGATCCTATAACGGGACCTACAATTAGATTATATGATAATAGAAGATTTACCATGAGAGATATTGGTAAATTAGAAAAGAGAATTGATAATTTAGAGATAATGACTTCTCTAACAGCATTAGAACTTGATACAAAATCTTTGATGGTTACTGATGCTAACGGTATTAATAGATTTAAAACTGGATTTATTGTAAATGATTTTAAAGATAGAGATTTCCTTACATCTGGTTCTAGATGTGATGTTGATGTAGTTAATAAAGAACTTATAAGTGCAGTTGATTTTTGGTCACTTCCAGCACAATTAGCATTTGATATTGGTATTGATACTGAAAGTGCAGATTTATCTGCTAATTTGAATCTTTTAGATCCTAATTGTAAAAAAACTGGGGATTTAATAACTCTAGATTATAACGAAGTCGGTTGGATAGATCAACCACAAGCAACTCAGGTTGAAAATATTAACCCATTCAACGTTATTGTATTTGTTGGTGGAATACTTCTTGAACCTGCATCAGATAACTGGGCAAGAACAATCTATATTGATAAGAATAGAATTGAATCTACAGGAGCAACTTGGGCAGAACAGGCAAACATAGTGTCTGATAATACAACAGTTGGTACTGATGTTAGTGTAACTTCTGCTGAAGTAGATACTGATCAGGATGAGTTTGATGGTAATCATATTGATACAACCACTACTACAACTACTACAACTACCAATGTTGTAGAAACTTCATTTACAAATACTTTAGAAGGACCATCTAAGGAATTTGATTACGTTGAAAGTGTTAAAGTTTCTGGACAAGCAGATCCATTTATGCGTTCTAGAAATGTCTCTTTCTCTGCAAATGGATTGAAACCACTTACTAAACACTATCATTACTTAGATAGTGGTAGACCAGATATATTCCCCAAACTAACTGAAATTAGTATGATTTCTGGTACATTTGTAGTAAATGAAAATGTTAGAATTTTAAATAACGGTGTTCAAATTGGTTATGTTCGTGTTAAAGCACCTAATCATAAGTTTGGTGATGCTAGTATATCGGCAATTCCAACTGGAATGGGTACAGTTTCTGTAAGTGTTGAAGCATATTCAGTTGATCCTTATGATAGAACTAGACCTGCTCCAGATTCATCTTACTCCGCAACATCTAAATTATTCAACTGTGATGTTGATGCTTTAGCAAATGATACAACATATTTTGGTTATGTTGTAGCAGGTGCAACTCTTGTGGGTGATAGTGGTGCTACTGCTACAGTATCCAGAGTGGAACTTATATCTGATAATTGGGGTGATGTTCTAGGTGCTTTCTTCTTTAGAAATGCTAATCAAACACCACAACCACCTGTTTTATTCTTCTCAGGAACTAAAACCTTTAAGATAACATCAACACCACCAGGAACAGTTACATTACCTGGAAGCACTGCATTCGCTAGTGATGCAACAGGAACATATTCTGGAACTGGTACAATCATAACTCAATCTACATCAACTGTTGGAGTTAGAAACCCACCCCCACCAGCACAGAAACCAAATGAGACAACAACTAGTATTTCTATAAATCAAACTTCATCTACAACTAGAGTTGAAGCACCTTATAGAGATCCTTTAGCACAAACATTTACTGTTGATGAAACTGGTGCATTCTTAACATCATTTGATGTTTACTTTGCAAGTAAAGACCCAAATGCTAAAGTATTTGTTGAACTTAGAGAGGTTGAATTAGGAACACCAACAAGTTTCTTAGTTCAAGATTTCACTCAAGTTGCATTAAATCCAAATAATATTCAAACATCTACAGATGCTTCTATTGCAACCAATATTAAATTCCCATCTCCAGTTTATCTAGAGGCAGGAAAGGAATATGCATTAGTATTCTTATCACCTGGATCTGATCTTTATGAGATGTGGGTTGCAACAATGGGTCAAAAGACCGTTAAAACTTCAAATCTTCCAGATGTTGAAAGTGTTGTTGTTACTAAACAGTATATTGGTGGTAGTTTATTCAAATCTCAAAATGGAACTATCTGGACCCCAAGTCAATATCAAGATCTAGCATTTAAACTTTATAAAGCAGAGTTTGTTGATTCTGGTACAGTTACTTTCTATAATACACCAATTAAATCTGGTAATGAAAATACACAAGTACTTTCGTCTAATCCAATAAAAACATTACCTAGAAAGGTAAGTTTGGAATTAGATTGGCCTTCTGCTTCATATAATAATGAGGCTGTTGGACAGCATGAAGATCAAATACCTATTGGTAGAAAAATTAGTACTGGTAATGTTGCTGATAAAGACGATGATAGTATTACAGGTATCATTGAAAAAATTGGTGCTCCAATATGGTCAGATTATGGAACAGCATTTAATCATTATGCAAGTAAAGGAAATCCAGTTACTTTAGTAAATGGTGGAAGTGGATATGATTTAGGTTCACTTTCTAGTGTACCTTTGAAATCTTTAACTGGTGGTGGTAGCGGAGCTACTGTGTCAGTAACTCTTACTAATGAAAAAGTAACGGCTGTTGATATAGTTGGTGGTCTTGAAGGTAAGGGATATTCTGTTGGAGATGTTCTAACAATAGATGATACTTGGGCAAATTATAAGAGAGGTACTGGTGCTAAGTTTGCAGTTGGTATAACAAGTACTAAACCAGATTCTTTATATTTAACCGATGTTCAAGGTGAAAAATTTGTAGGTGGTGAAAAGATTATTCATTACGGTACTTCTAATGATACTAGAACTGCAATGAATGCAGTTGATATTAAAGTAAAATCAGGAACTAATTCTGTGGTTACTAGTGACTTATATACTGGTAATGTACTTGAAATTGTTCAGAGTAATCATGCTCATCATGGTATTAATAATACTATTAATATTACTGGAATTAAACCAGATACAACAGTTACTCAAACTACACAAAGTATAACCCCAGAATCGACACAGGTATCAGTTGCAAGTACATCAATATTTGCTAGGTTTGCAGGTGTTTCAACTTCTACTGGTGAAGCATTGATAGGTAGTGAGATTGTTTCATACACTGTTAATATTGGTAATTTATCTCTTAATTCTAGAGGACTGGAAGGATCACCTGTTTCTTCTCACTTAGAGGGTTCAGATATTCAACCATATGAAATTAATGGTTTCCCATTAGTTGGTATTAATACAAGTTTGTCAATATCAACCAATGATACTTTAAATAATGCTTCAAATGTTGATAATTATTATTTACAAATTGATAGAGGTACTAGTTCTAGAATAAGTGGAAATACTATGTTATGTTTTACTGATGAAAGAGTTGTGGGTGGAAATAGTGTTGGTATTTCGCAAAACCATCAATTTACCTCAATGTCTCCAAAATTTAATGTAATTACTCCAGGTAAAGGAACTAGAGTTTCAACTTCAGTTAGAACTATAAGTGGAACTAGTGCTGGTGGAAACGAGGTTTCATTCCTCGATCAAGGATTTGAACCTACAATATTAAATGAAACAACATTCTTCCCAACAGTTAGAATGGTTGCATCTAAGGTTAATGAAGCACAACGTTTATCAACATTACCTAGAAATAAATCATTATCATTAAAAGTTGATATGACAACAAGTGATAAGAATTTATCTCCTGTATTAGATGTTCAAAATGCAACATTTATTTTAGGTAGAAATAAAGTTAATAGTCCTGTATCAGATTACAGTACAGATTCTACAACCAATGCCTTAAATGGAGATAAGCATGGATCACTATTTGTTTCTAGAAAGGTTAATTTAGCACAACCTGCTACATCACTTAAAGTATTTGTTGCAGCAAATGTTCAACCAGAAGCAGATTTCAGAGTATTTTATAGATTATTCAGTGCAGATTCTAGTGAAGTTTCTCAAAATTATAGAGCATTTCCTGGATATGAAAATATGATAGACACTGATGGTGATGGTTTTGGTGATGATGTCATTGATATTTCTAAAAACAGTGGTAGGGCAGATGCTAAAGTCAAGAAAAATGGTAAAAATGATTTTTCAGAATATCAATTTACTATAAATGATCTAGAGCAATTTAATGGATTTGTTATTAAAATTGTGATGACTTCTACGAATGAAGCAGTACCAGTCAGATTAAAAGACTTTAGAGCAATTGCTTTAGCGTGAGGAATTCTGTAAATCCAGCAATTAAATTTATTATAGATCCTAGTGGATCTGGTAAATTAGTAAAATTTCATCCCCCAATAGATCTTAGGTCTGTTAATGATAAATTAAAACAATATCCATTTAATCAGATATGAAATCCTTTAAACAATTAAAAAATATAAAAGCATGATACCAGTCGAAGGCAATAAAAATCTATTTCGTGACCAAAATACGGGTGCCATACTTAATATGGATTCTAAAGGATATTTTAATTATATTAATAAAAAAAATAGAAAATTAACTGAGAAGCAAGAGATTGATAATATGAAAAAAGATATTGATGAGATTAAATCTTTGCTTCATGAGTTAGTTAATCGCAAAACATAAATAGTAGATAGATTCTTGAATTGCTTACATAAATGGCAGATATTAAGGTCAGAGTAGGGCAACAAAATGCTGTTAAGGTTCTTTCATCATTAGCTGGAGCCCAAGGGTTATCACTTGCTGAACTTAGTGACGTTAATGCTACGAACTTACTCAATGGAATGGTTTTAGTTTACAATGGAGCGACACAAAAGTGGGATGCCACATTAACTTTAACTCCAGGCTCGGAACAGAATTTAGACATCAACGGGGGAAATTTCTAAATGGCTAGCATTATTAGGATCAAACGATCCTCTGGGACCACTAAACCTGCCAGTCTAAGTTGGGGTGAAATGGCCTATGTGACTGGCATAGGAAGTTACGGTGGAACTAATCAATACAAAGATAGGATATTTGTTGGAGATGACGGTAATAACGTATTCCCTGTAGCAGGTCAATATTACGCTTCTATGATGGAGCATACACCAGGTGCAATTGCTGGTGTTCAGAATACAAGAAATAGTGATGGTGGTATAGTTGCTGTTCTTGATGATAATAGAAAGGTTGATCAGTGGAATGTAGATAATCTTAGATTGGATGGTAACACAGTATCATCCACAAATACTGATGGTGATGTTATATTTGAAACTTCAGGAACTGGACATATTAATATTGTAGACGATACAATATTATCTTTTGGTTCAGATAAAGATGTTCAAATTGAATATGATGAGAATGGTAATGATGAAGTAGTAGTATCCAGTCCTACTGGTAAGCAAGTTAAATTTACCACCCCATTGAATGTATCTACTGCATCATATTTTGGTAAAGTTAAGATTGAAGATAATGTTATATCTTCTGTCAGTGGTAGTGGAGATAAATTGTTTATTGATCCATTTCCTGATGGATTGAGCAATGAAGGTGATGTTATTATCAAAGGTAACTTACAAATTGATGGTACAACAACTTCAGTTAACTCAACTGCAGTAACAGTTAATGATCCAATATTTGTTATTGGTGACGTTACTAGCACTAGAGTAGTTACTGCTCCAGTTACAACTGGTGTCAGTACAATTACAATTGATTCTGTTGTTGGTATTAATACTGGTGACGTTATAAGCAATCACACCTCATTACCAAATAGTGGAGTAACAACAGTTACTGAAGTTAATACTACTAATAAAGTTATTACCATTGAGGGAACAACTACAGCAGGTATTACAACAACATCTGAGTTAACAATTACTCATGCTTATGACACTAATACAGATCGTGGTATAGCATTTAATTATAATACAGGTATTGGTACAGCAAATAATAAAGTTGGTTATTTTGGTTATGTAGATGGTGATGGAAATACAGGAAGTAATGCACCAGAAAGATCTTGGACTTATGTTCCTGATGCAAGTACAACAGGTAATACAGTATCTGGTACTAGAGGATTCCTAGACATTAAAGGTATCTATTACCAAACTGCTGATTATAATGCTCATGGTGCTGTTTACTTTGATGAGAATGGATTACAGACCTCAACAAATAATCCAGCAACTCCCATAATTACATCTAAGCAGATTTTAACTGCTGTTACCAAAAACACTCTTGCATTACCATCTAATGTGACAGTTGCAATTGGTGATATTGTAAGACAAGATACTAGTGGTGCTTACGGTGTAGTTGAAACTGGAGTAACTAATGGTGCTTCTATTGATTTAGTTGGTGTTGAAGGAACATTTACTAATACTTACAATATTAGAAAAGAAGGTCAGAACGGATCCATTGAAAATCTATCAGTAATACCTTCTACAATTACTACCATATATACTAATAAGCCTCATTGGTCTTCTACACTTGATGGGGGTACATTCTAACCCAAAAGATTATGCAACAAAATAATGGTGACGTTGATGTTAATGTTCTTGTCAGTTTATATAATACTAAATTGGCACAATCATTAAATCAAACTGTACTTTTGGAAGCAAAATTACAAACTTTAAAAAATGATTTTGATGAAGAAACAAAACTCCTTCAACAGGAAATTGTTACTTTACAAGAAGAAAATCAGAAACTGAAACTTAAAGATGGCAAAACCAGCAAGTAGAACACAATTAGTCGATTACTGTTTACGGAAGTTGGGTGCTCCTGTATTGGAGATTAATATTGACGATGATCAAATAGATGATTTAGTCGATGATGCCATTCAACTCTTCAATGAACGTCATTTCGACGGTGTTGAGAGAATGTATCTCAAGTATAAGTTAACTCAAGAAGATATTGATAGGGGAAAGGCAAATAATAAACCAAATAGTACAAATACTGTAGGAATTGTAACCACATCTGCAACGTCTACAAATATAAGTGGTTATGGAACTACTACTAGCAATTGGTATGAAAATTCTAATTTCTTACAAGTTCCAGATTCTGTAGTTGGTGTAGAAAAGATATTTAAATTTGATACTAGCACCATATCAGGTGGAATGTTTAGTATTAAATACCAGTTATTTTTAAATGATCTTTATAATTTTAATTCAGTAGAATTATTGCAGTATGCAATGGTTAAATCATATCTTGAAGATATTGATTTTTTATTGAGTCCAGAAAAACAAATAAGATTTAATAAAAGACAAGATAGATTGTATTTAGATATTGATTGGGGTACTGAAAATCCCGATACTTATTTGGTTCTTGATTGTTATAGAGCATTAGATCCAAATTCATTTACTCAAGTTTATAATGATATATTCTTAAAACAGTATCTCACTGCTCTCATGAAGAGACAATGGGGACAAAATCTAATCAAATTTAAAGGTGTTAAGTTACCAGGTGGTATAGAACTTAATGGTAGAGAAATATATGATGATGCAGAAAGAGAGATAGAATCATTACGATCTAAGATGTCAACAGAGTATGAGTTACCACCATACGATTTTGTGGGTTAATGTAATATGGCATTAAATCCCTTCTTTTTACAAGGAACATCTTCTGAGCAGAGATTAGCTCAAGATTTAATAAACGAACAATTAAGAATGTTTGGTGTTGAAATCACATACATTCCAAGAAAGTTTGTCGAAACTGATAATATTTTAAATGAAGTTCAGTCATCTAAGTTTGATGATAATTTTGCTATAGAAGCATATGTGAATACCTATGATGGTTATGGTGGTCAAGGAGACATCATGACTAAATTTGGAATGAGTTTGAGGGATGAATTAACTCTCACAGTTTCAAAAGAAAGATTTGAAGATTTTATAGCACCTTTTTTAGCAGCAAATGTCGGTGATCCTGATTCGGGAATAACACTTGCAACTAGACCTAGAGAAGGTGATTTGATATATTTCCCACTTGGAGCAAGATTATTTGAAGTTAAGTTTGTAGAGCATGAAGACCCATTTTACCAGTTAGGTAAGAACTACGTTTATCAACTCAAATGTGAACTCTTTGAATATGAGGATGAGGTTATTGATACTTCTATTGATATTATTGATACACAGATTGAAGATGATGGATATCTAAGTACACTTAGATTGGTTGGATTAGGACAAACTGCAGTTGTATCAACTTCTATTGGTGTTGGATATGTTAGAGAAATATTCTTAAATAATGATGGATCTGGATTTACATCACAACCAACAATTACCTTTACAGAATCTCCTACTGGAGACACTGCAAGAGCAGTTGGTATTTTAACAACTAAAGCAAATGTCACTTCTATTGAAAAGATATTAATGACAAGTGCTGGTGCTGGTTACAATTCAATACCAACTATTACTATTAGTGGTGGAGGCGGTACAGGTGCTGCTGCTACTTGTTCTATTGAAACTGTATATAATGGTGTAATTAGATTTAATGTTACTGATGGTGGAGTTGGATATGGAACAGAACCAACAATAACAGTTGGTCAACCAGGTGCAGGAACTACTGCTGTTGGTATAGCATCTATTGCAACTATTGGTAGTAATTCTGTAGTTAGAAGCATATTTGTAGGAGATCCAGGTCGTGGATACTCATCAACACCAACTGTAATTGTTGCTGATCCACCAGGTATGGCTGGTCTTGGAACTTTCTTCTATAATGAAATAGTTGAAGGAGTTAATTCATATGCACAAGGAAGAGTTAAATCTTGGGATGCTGATACTGATATTCTCAAGTTGAGTAATGTTGGAATAGGTTCAACAGTATCTGGTTTCTTTGTTGGTGAAGATGTAGTTGGTAAGGAATCTGGAGCAAAATACACTGTTGCTTCATTCAATGCAACAGATGTTGATGATAAATATAACTCAGGTGACGAGTTTCAAACCTTTGGTGACGATATTTTGGACTTCACTGAATCCAACCCATTTGGACAAGTATAATGTTAGGAACGTATTTTTATCACGAAATAATAAGAAAAACTGTTATCTCTTTCGGCACACTATTTAATGATGTACATATACGTCATCAAGATGCTGCAGGTAAAGATATAAGTGAAATGAAGGTTCCTGTATCATATGGACCTAGACAAAAGTTCTTAGCAAGAATACAGCAACAACCAGATCTTAATAAGGCAACTCAAATATCATTACCTAGAATGTCGTTTGAGGTCAATAATATTACATATGATCCTAGTAGAAAAACAGGTGTAACTCAAACATTTAAAGTTAAAGATGGTAAGCAAGTAAAGAAAGTTTTTATGCCAGTCCCTTATAATTTGGGATTTGAATTAAATATTCTTACTAAATTGCAGGATGATTCTCTACAAATACTTGAGCAAGTATTACCATTCTTCCAACCAGGTTTTACATTAACAATAGATTTAGTTAATTCTATTGGTGAAAAAAGAGATGTTCCAATGGTTCTAGATAGTATTAATTTTAGTGATGATTATGAAGGTAATTTTGAAACTAGAAGAGCATTAATTTATACACTCAATTTCACAGCAAAGACCTTTATGTTTGGTCCTGTTGCAGATTCTACAGACGGTCTTATACGTAAGGTTCAGTTGGATTACTATACTGATACTAATACAAGAACTGCATCTCGTGAAATGAGATATACAGTCGCTGCTAAAGCGAAAAAAGATTATAATGAAGATACAGTAATTGATCAGTATGATGATCCATTAATCCCACCAGGTGACGATTTTGGATTCACAGAAACTTCGACTTTCTTTGGTGATGGTAAAGATTTTAGTCCAACAAGAAAGGTAGATCTCTAAATGGCAAACAAATCAGGAGATAGTTCGTTACACGATTGGTTTAATAAATCTAAGTCTTCTGATGGTAAGAAGGGTTGGGTTCAATTAGGTGGTAAGTATGCTGGCAAACCTTGTGCTAAACAACCAGGTCAAAAGACCAAACCTAAGTGCGGTTCCAGTAAAATGAAACGCAATCTAAATAAGAAAGAGGAAGCGGCAGCTTTTAGACGTAAAAATAAACAAGACCCTAATCCAAATCGTAAAGGAAAGGCAAAAAACGTGAGAACCGAAGAAACTATCGATCAACTCTTTAGAAGAACTTTAGAAGAGAAAAAGGCACAGAAATGTTGGCCTGGTTATGAGAAAAAGGGAACCAAAAAAATGTTTGGTAAAACTTATAATAACTGCGTTAAAAAAGAAGAAGTAGAACTTGTAGGTGAAGGACATAAGAATTGTGGGTGTGGAAAAAATCCATGTGAAACTTATGGTTTGAAAGAGGGAAATAAGAATAAACTAGAGAAAACTGCTAATGAATTAGATGCTGCTGTAGTGATGCATACAAAACAGGCAAAGCGTTTAAGAACTATGTTAAAAGATATAAAAGAGGGGAGAGGATATAGACATAGACCATCAGAAGAAAGATTAAAGAGAGCAGCAGAAGAGAATAAAGAAAGGCGTAATAAACTAACCCCTGCTCAAAGATCTGATGAAGATAAGAGTAATAAAAAATTCGTTGATAGTCTTCTAAACACTGAGGGAGCAAAACCAGATTATATTGATATTGACGGTGATGGTGATACTGAAGAGTCAATGAAGAAAGCGGTTAAAGATAAGAAAAAAGGAAAGAAAAAAATAGAAGAAGGCAAGAAGGATGCTTGTTACCATAAGGTAAAATCAAGGTATTCTGTTTGGCCAAGTGCATATGCTTCAGGTGCTCTTGTTAAGTGCCGTAAAGTAGGTGCTAAGAACTGGGGTAATAAGAGTAAGAAAGAAAGTTACTCTTGGAGAGATGAATTAGATTTTGTTCAAGAGGGTGCTGCTTGGACAAAGAAAGCAGGTAAAAATAAAAAAGGTGGTTTAAATGAAAAAGGAAGAAAGTCCTATGAGGCAGAGAATCCTGGTTCAGATCTAAAAGCACCCGTAACAGGTAAAGTAAAAAAAGGCGGTAAAGCAGCAAAAAGAAGAAAATCATTCTGTGCTCGTATGGGCGGTATGAAAGGTCCAATGAAAGATGAAAAGGGAAGACCAACTCGTAAGGCATTAGCATTACGAAAGTGGAAGTGTAGGAAGAGTTAATACTATGAAAGATAATTATGACGATTTGAATGATACATTTAATACTGAAATAGAAGTTCAGCAAGTTAATGAAGCTGGTTGTGTCCGAAGAAAGGATGTATTACCTAATATTACTGAGAATGATGCTGAAAAGGATTATAAGTATGCAAGAGCACAGTTATATTCACTAATAGAGAAGGGACAGGAAACTTTAAATGGAGTTATGGAACTTGCAGGTGAAAGTGCAAGTCCTAGAGCATATGAAGTTGCTGGACAAGTATTAAAATCAACTGCTGATATTACAGATAAGTTAGCAGATCTTCAGAAGAAAATGAAAGATCTAGATGAAGATAATGTCAAAACTACAAATAATGTTACAAATAATGCAGTATTTGTAGGAAGTACAACAGAATTGCAAAAAATGCTCAAGCAAGAGATTCTAAATAATAAGGACGAATAATAGTTACTATGGGTTGCCCTAAAGGAGAATATTATTGTAATGATGAGCAGAAGTGTAAATCAATTCCTGCTGGACATAAAGTATTAGACAATGGTGAGTTAGTTAAAGAAGATCTTAAGAAAGCATTTCAATCTGCTGGAGACACTTTTAAGAATGAAGTTACTTCTGGTAAATCGTTTAAAAATTTTAAAAAAAGTGCTGAAAAATTTGGCGAAACAGGAAAAATAGATATTAAAAAATTTGCCAATAAAAGTAAAGGTTTACCTGATTTAATAAAAAGTGCAGGTGTAAACGCACTTAGGTCTGGATTACAATCAGGTCTTGACAGTTTAAAAACTGAAGAAAAGGATATAAAAGAAAATATAGGATTTCAGCAATCAGCAATGAGAAAAACTGATACTGGAAAAGGACCTTTGGGTAATTATTCTGTAAGAAATGTATTAAAACCTGAAAGGGATAAATTATTGGCAAAAGCTTTACCTAGTGTAGGTGGTGTTCAAGTAAAAATGGATGCTGATGGAATGGTTCCAAATGCAGGTGCATTTGCACAGCAAACTGTATCCAAAGAACTTAAAAATATAGGTTCATCTAGTATTGCTAAAAATAATCCTATGATTCAGAAAGGACTTGAGATAGCAGGTAAAGAAAATGCGAATACTGAGTTTAATATAAACAAAAATATACCAGGCACACAGGCAAATAGATTTCAAGGAGTTGCCGATGATATTAATGCCAAAATTAAAAATCCTAAGAAAAAAACTGTAGTTCAAGGAACATCTTCTACTAGAACAAATCAAGTTGAAGAAGTGAAAACTGATAATTGGCAAGATAATTATGAACCAACTGAATATGAATCTGTTGATATTATTCCAGCACCAAAAATAAAAGCACCATCATATATTATGTTTATAGAAAGTATTAGGGGTAAGAAGTAATGAAAGTATTATCTACTCAAACAAATTTAGGATCTGCTACTAATGTTAGCAATGCCTCTGTTGTAAGACTTTTCAATGGTGGTAATGATAATATTCTTGTAACTCAAAAAGATTTTGGTGGTACTACTGAAGGAACATTCATAGTTCCATCAGGTGATGTTGTATATGTTGAAAAAAATTATACTGATACTTTAGAAGGTAGTGGTGATGTACTGGCAACAAAAACTGCTTATTCTTCTATGATGAAATTTGTAAGTGCTGCTGGTTCTTCTAGTCCAACATATACTTATTCAGTATCTCCAACTAATGTAGACGAAGGTGGTAATTTTACAACTACTATTACAACTACTAACGTAGATGATAATACTACTCTTTATTGGTCACTATCAGGAACTAATGTAACTTCTGCTGATTTCTCTTCAGGAGCATTAACAGGATCAGTTACTATATCAAATAATTCTGCTAGTTTTTCTCATACTGTTGCTAGTGATACTTTAACTGAAGGTACAGAATATGTTGCTGTTAAATTATTTACAGATTCAAATAGAACAGAACAGGTAGGTAATACAGTAACTGTTAATCTTGCTGATACATCTACAACACCAGTAAATATTGGTAATTCTGTTTACTTTGATGGGAGTGGTTTTTTGTCTGTACCTGCTAGTAACGGTTTTAGTTTTGGACTAGGCGACTTTACCGTAGAAGCATTTATTTACAGAGAGCAAGCACTCTTTTTATACGATCATCTGACTGCTTTAGGAAATTTCACGATCTTTTCTTATGCTAATGGTGATATTCGGGTATGGAATAATCAGATGTTAGTTTCTAATGTAAATCCTGGAAACAATACATGGTTTCACTTAGCAGTTACAAGACAAGCTGGAACTTTAAAGTTCTATATTGATGGAGTTAAATCATCAACAGAACAGGACTGGTCCAGTTACAATATTGGAGCAAGTGGTGGAACAATGCCAGCTGGTGTAAATATTGGAAAAAGTGGTTATGGGGAATATGGTAAGTTTTACTGTTCAAACCTCCGTGTTATAAAAGGAACAGCAATTTATACATCTAACTTTACCCCACCTACATCAGCACTTACAAATATAAGTGGTACTGTGCTTTTATGTTGTCAATCATCTACTTCTACTACTGCTGCTACTGTAAGTCCTGGATCTATTACTACTAATGGTAATCCAACAGCTCAAACATTTGGTCCTTTCACATAAATTAGGTCCAATCTAAATAACTCTATAGTGTAAGTAAGAGTAATGTCAAGAACTTTGATTAAGGGGTCTGAAGCAGCAAGTCCAACATCTAAAGGAGCATCTAGTACATTTGGAAATGCTACAGTTGTAAGACTTGTTAATACTGATACAAGTGCTCATCTAGTATATGTTTGCGAAAGTGCTAATGGAGATACTCTTGGTTCATTTACTATGCCAGCAGGTTCAGTTGAATTCTTAGAGAAAGATAGTCAACATACTGTATATGCTGCAAACGCTGCAGTAAAAGGAGCATCAGCAGGATTTACTGATTAGTAAGTAATTTTCTTTTATTATGGCAGAAGTATATCTAGGTAATCCTAACCTTAAGAAGGCGAATACCCCTATAGAATTCTCGGAAGAAAATATTCGAGAATTTTTAAAGTGTAAAGAAGATCCCGTATATTTTACTAGAAATTATATAAAGATTGTTTCTCTTGATGAAGGATTAGTTCCCTTTAACATGTATGACTTCCAAGAGAAGTTAATTAATAGATTCCACGAGAATAGATTTAATATCTGTAAGATGCCTCGGCAAACAGGTAAATCTACCACTTGTATATCTTATCTTCTACACTATGCAGTTTTCAACGATAATGTCAACATTGCTGTTCTGGCAAACAAAGCGTCCACGGCTAGAGATCTACTTGGTAGATTGCAACTTGCATATGAAAATCTACCTCGGTGGATGCAACAAGGGATAATCTCTTGGAATAAAGGTTCTTTGGAATTAGAAAATGGATCTAAAATATCGGCAAACTCTACTTCTTCCTCTGCTGTTCGTGGTGGATCTTATAATGTCATATTTTTGGATGA